GCAACGGCGTGTGGCCGTGCGCCGACTGTGGCCGGCCAGTCTCCTACGACTACGGGCGGGAGTGTTACGTCCATCTAGACGATCCCGAGGTTGGCTGTTTCTTGCATGCCGGCTCGAAGGAGTGCCCGCGTTGTAAGGGCAGCGGCACGGTTGGATCGCCTGGATTTTTGACGCCGTGTGACTTCGACGGGGTCGACGAGGACGGCGAGTGGTATTGTGACAACGGCGCCATCGGGCGCCATGACGAAAGGGTAGGAAATGGAAACTGAAACGAAGAAGATGACATGCGATGACTTCATCGCTGCACTTAGGCGCGAGGACTTCACGCCCGACGACTTGATGAACATCTCGCGGTGGGCGAAGAAGGAACAGGGGCGCCTGTCCAAGCGGGGCATTGTCGGAGCGAGGAAGGGCGACACGCTGATCCTCAACGAGGACGGCTGGACGGTGCGGGTCACGCTTGAAAAGGTGAACCGCACCAAGGCCGAGGTGACCTTGCAGGAGGACTTCAAGGGGTGGTTTGCGGGGGATCCTGTGAACTGTCCGTTGTCGTTGCTGACCCGTGAGGTGGCGTCGTGAGTGCCGGCGAGTGGAGTCCCGTTGGCCGGCGCATCGTCGCGGTGCGGTCGCTGACGAAGGCCAACGCCGCCAAGCAGGGCTGGGACGAGGGCGAGTGGCAGTGGAGCGACGGCGTGCAACTCGTCCTCGACGACGGGTCGATTCTGATCCCGTCCGCCGACTGGGAAGGCAACAAGAGCGGCGCTCTGTTTGGTCTTGTCAAGCAGGAGCCGGTCTTTGTGGAGCCGGTTGATTGGCCGGTGGCGTCGTGAGTCCCGATTGGACGGGCTGGGTCATCCTGCACGGGATGCTGTTGGCCGGCTTCCTGTTCGTGGGGTGCTTCGTCAGCATCCTCGCGGTGCGTGCTGCGGCGCGGTGGCTGCTGCGCCGGTGGTGGGCCAGGTGAGCCACAAGCTTGGGGTCGGAGCGTTGTGTGCCGGCATCGGTGGCATCGAGTTGGGGCTGCGGTACTTGGGTCTCGACACGGACCTCCTGTGGGTGTCGGAAACCCATAAGCATGCGTCGCGCGTACTGGACGAGCGGTTCGGCGTTCCGAACCTCGGAGACTTAACGAAGATTGTCGACCCGCCTCGGGTCGACATTGTGACAGCGGGCTTCCCGTGCCAGCCGGTGTCTCATGCCGGCAAGGGTGCGGGGGTTCACGATGAGAGGTGGTTGATCAGAGATGTCGTCGATGTGGCAAGACGAGCGGGCGCACAATGGATCCTCATGGAGAACGTGCGTGGTTTGTTGTCCGCCAACCAAGGCCAAGCCTACGGGGCGGTCCTCGATGCGTTGGCCGACGGAGGGTTCGATGTCGAGTGGGCATGTATACGAGCCGACCAGTCCGTGGGTGCCTGCCATAGGCGCGAGCGGTGGTGGGGAGTTGCTACCTACACCGGTGGTGAACGACATGGGTCGAGGGAAGACTCCCGAGCGTTGGGACTCTTGGACGGCCGAGATGAAAACCAGGCATGGCAACGGCAACGGGCATGGGAAGAGCCTGTCCATCGAGTTGCTGCGGTTGTTGCCGACTCCGACGATGGTCGACTCGAAGGTGTTCGGGCCGACCATCGATTGGGAGAAGAGGCTGGCGAAGCATGCGCCGCATACGGCTTCGGTCCTTATGAACCTGCGGTGCGACGATGGGAGCGAGTCCTCGGACGGGTAGCGCCGGCTCCGACCGACGACAGGGGCGCTACGCCGGCCTTCATGGAATGGATGCAAGGGTTTCCGAGCGGGTGGTGTACGGATCCAGCGTTGGGGCTGTCTCGGACGGCGATGTTGGAGACCCTTGGCAACTCGGTGGTTCCTCTCGCAGCAGCGGCCGCCTACGGCCATCTGCTGGGGATCGATAGCGCCTAGAACTCCTACCCTCTAGGCGTGGTCGGCGTGCGGCCCTGTGTCCTCATTCCCCTCGAGGATGCGGGGCCGTTTCGCGTGCTGGCGCGTGCGGAGCGTCCCCCATGTCAGCGCGTGTCGCAGGATGGTGTTACCATTGTGTCAACGTCTACGAAAGGGTTAGCGATGAACGTTGAAACGGTAGAGCCGGTCGGGCCGGCGAATCAGGCGCTCCTATGCTGGGACGATCCAGCCCCAAACGCTAGTCGTGTCTATTCGATGGCGTTCGGCTATCTAGGCGACGGGCGCGAGCCGACCGCGGCTATCCAGTGGGGTGACAGCCCCGACGATCCCGACAAGGGTCTCGTCATGGTTCCATTCGATGTGCTGCTGACTGCCGTTACGGAGGGGTGGACCGACCACCCCGAGGGGGTCGAGCAATGAGCGCCAACGATGAGAACCTCGGCGTGAGGGCCTACAAGGGGCACGAGATCGAGGTTGACGACGACGGCCATGTCACGGTTTGGCAACTCGACGGTGACGGGCCCGACGGTGACCATTGGACGGAGCCGTCGGTGGACGCCGCTAGGGCATCCATCGACAAGTTCGACGCGCCCAAGGGTGCGTGGTGGGATGTCCTGCCAGGCGACTACAACGAGTTGACGCGGGAGCGGGACGGCGACCGCGCGGACGCTATCGCCGAGCAGCATGAGCGTGAGCGGTGGGGGTTGTGAACCGTCACGTTGAGATTGTGGTGGCCGACAACGGCCGCGACGCCGACTCGCTGCTGTGTGGCCGCATCATCGTCGGGCTCAGATACGGCGACGTTGATCATGTCAGCATGGACTTTTCCTACTTGATGCGAGACCTCGTTTCGGTCAAGGTCGACGGCAAGGAGTTGGTGCTGTCCGAGGAGGGTGTCGCCGAGTGGGCGAAGGCCGGCCAAGATGCCTGACGCCGAGGAGCTCCTGCGAATCCTGGTCGACCGGCCCGAGTGGATGCGGCGTGCAGCGTGCAGCGGCATGACGCATGCGTTCTTCCCCGAGGGGTCTGGTCCCCCACCTAACGAGGCCCGTCTGATCTGTGAGGGGTGTCCTGTGGCGCGTGAGTGTCTCGGCTACGCGGTGGTCAACAGGGAGAACTGGGGGGTGTGGGGTGGTATGGGGCCGAAGCAGCGTCGGCGCGTTCGGGCACTCGTTTCGGAGTTGATTCAGGAAGGGAGATACCTGTGACGACGCCACCGGTAACACCGGCAGATGCGGAGGCCCGCTTGAAGCAAGTCGGCTTGCAACCTCGCGAACCCTACGTTGGTGTAACCAGGGCACGCTGGAAAGTCGAGTGCTCCGTCTGTGGTCATAAGGATGCCAAGACACTGAAGCAGATCAACGAAGCAATCAGATGTGGTAGACGACCTTGTGTTCCTTGTGGTCGCGAGGCTCGTTATCAGACCATGATCGCTACTGGTCAAATCAAAACGACATGCACGCTTACTGATCCCATCACGGGTAAACGATGCCCTAAGCCACATAGGTCTAGAGGCATGTGCCAATCTCATCTAGACAAGGACAGAAAGTACGGCGATCCTTTCGCTGATGGCTTCAAGATAGCCGGCAGTAAGCGTCGCAAGCCTGTTGAAGAACTCACAGAACTCCTGGCCTTCATCGGGCACACGATGATTGGCGAGTACGTCAACAACAAGACACCCGTTCTGTGTCGCCACACCTGCGGCGACACAAACCTAGTCAACATCAACAATGTGGTTCAGGGGGCGGTCATAATCGGCTGTAGCACTTGTGGTCGGGCTAACGGCCAAGTCTACGATGGACGTAGTTACACCAAGCATCCCACGTTGGTTTACCTGTTGAAGCATTCCGCATGGGGCGCCTTGAAGGTGGGTATCTGTCGCACCAAGAACGAAGGCAGGCGACTACATCAACATGAGAGAAGCGGCTTTACGCTCGTTCAAGCGTGGCCGTGCCCCACGGGTGCTGCTGCATACAAAGTAGAGCAAGAGGTTCTACGGCATTGGCATGAGGACTTGAACTGTCCGAAGGGTGGCTTTCTGCCTAAAGGGTTGAAGGGTGCCGGCCACACCGAAACGGCCAGCATCCGCAAGGTCGGATTGAAGAGAACCATCGACCACATCGAGGCGCTGATATGACCGCACCAACCGATTGGGTGGAGCTGACAGCGTCGTGCGGTCGATGCGACCGCCAGGACAGCGTCAGCGTGCCCCAGGCTAAGTACACAGAGTGGAAGGCCGGCGCCAACATTGCGTGGGTGTTCAAGAACCTCTCCCTACAACAGCGAGATGTGCTGATCGGGTCGGATACGACGCGTCCGTTTCCGTACTACCTGTGTGCCCCATGTTGGGACCACACCTTCAAGGAGGACGAATGATCGTTATTGCAGGGCTGCTAGCCATCCTGTTCGGAGGTGTCATCGGGTGGGTGGTGCGCGACATCATGGCGTACCGTCCCCCGTCTAGACGCAAGCTGGAGGTCATCGACGACTACTGGCGTTCCTGGCCTGCCATGTTGCGAGACCTGAGGCGCAGGACGAAGCCGTAACCTGTTGTTAGTGGGACAGCGTCAACCTAAGATAGATGCTGGCCCTATATGATCCGACTGTTCCCTCGTCCGCCTTTTACTACCCTTTCAGGCGGGCGGGGGAACTTTAACGAAAGGGGAGTGTTGTGACCGACGAGGACCGCCCGAACCTGCGGATGCTGTCGCCTGACGACGCACCGCCAGAAGACCAGCTAACCGACGTTCTGTTCGAGATCAGCCGCACGTTCGCTGTTCTCAGCAGCCAGTTCGAGCGGGCCTTTGTGGTTGTCTCAGACAGCGTCCACGGGTCACCCGAGGATTCGTGATGATCCCCTATCAGGTTCATCTCGACGACTGGACTCTCGCCATGTACGCCACCGACGATGGGCGGCTCACGTTCACGGTGAGCAACAGTGAAGAAGGGGACCATTACCTGACCCGTGTCGTCGGCAACGTCAAGTTGCGCCGCTACTACCTCGGGGATATGTGCGCCGGCGAGCTCCACCCTTCGCCATGGCCGACCTATGAGGACGCGACACCCGACGGGCTACCCACCGACGGAAACAAGATCACACCGTCGATGCTGGACTCCAAAGCAGACCTCAAAGCTCTCATCGACGACAGCAAACGGTGGTCTAAGGAAGCGTTCCTCGCGGCAGAGGGCGCGGGGTGACATGGCTGTCACCGTCGAGAAGCAAACCGTGTACCTGGGTGCAGGTTTGAAAAGCACCGGCTGGGTTGTGTGGGATGGGGACACATGGGTCGGGTGGAACCTGGATCGCGACGCCGCCCTTAGACGGGCGCAGGATGTGAAGGAACAGCAGGAACACCGAGATGGAGAATAACTAGTGAGTGACAGCCACCTGTTCCTGCCTACCTTCGCCGACTTGCAGTCGACTCTGGTGAGGCTCAAGCCTCGGGACCGTATGCGAATGAGGACGATGTTGGACCGCGACCTACAGGAGTTGAGGTCTGAACTGTCCGACGCCCGCGAGGACGACGTAGCTGCGTTGGTGAATGGTGGTACCCACAGTCAGGCTGAGGTGGGGCGCTGGGCCGGCGTGAGCCGGTCCCGCGTCGCTAAGATTCTGCGGGCCCGCGAGAAGAGGTTGCGGGAGAACGGTTCCATCTGATATATCTGATATCTGATGATGGCCCCGAGGGCCATCTTCTGATATCTGATACGGATCCGCGACGGCTGTCACACCCCCCGTCTAATCTGTGGGCATGATCGAACACAGGTTCCGACAGTCCTGGTTGAACACCTTCCTGGCCTGTCCCGAGCAGGCCCGCACCATCCGCAACAAGACGGCTACCGATGTGGCCGGCAGCAAGATGGTGCGAGGCACCGCCGTGCATGCCGCTATCGAAAGGGCGCTCCTTGCCCGCATGGACGGCTACGAGATGTCCACGGACGACGTTCTTGAAGCGTTTCGCTGGTCGTGGGACGGCCTCGAGGGCACCATCGAGAAGTGGAACAAGGGAGCGACCACGCCTGAGGCGACCGTCGGGCTGGCCGAGACCATGGTCAGGACATGGTGCGCCGAGGTGTTCCCCTACCTGAACCCTGTGGGTGTGGAGAGGTCGTTCGAGTTTGTCCTCTACGAGGACGAGGGCCGTCGCATCATCCTGCATGGGACACGCGACCTCGACGAGGCGGACCTGACCTGGGATTGGAAGACCGGTCAGCATGACGAGCCGTGGATGGTTCGACGCAACGACTTGCAGTCCATGATCTACACGCTGGCTCGGGCCCATGAGCGCGACGACCTGGAGTCGCAGCAGCCGTTCCGCTACTGCTACCTCACCAACGGCGAGCTTGAGATCATCGACGTAACCCGCACCCCTCAGGACTGGGCTGCGCTGGTCCCGATGTGTAACTCGATTGCGGACCTGATCGAGGCGAAACTTCCGTCGTGGCCGATGCGCTACGATGGGTGGAAATGTTCCGACGACTGGTGTCCCAACTGGGCTGCGTGTCGTGGGCAGTACCTGGGTGTCGGCTCTAAGCCGGCGAACTGGTAACCGACAATCCCGAAAGGGGAGAAAAAACAATGAATGAAAAAGACAGGTCCATCATCGCTCAAACGTCAGCGAAGGTGGCGGGATCGATGTGCATGGGCAAAGGCAGGGACGGGATCACCGAGTATCTCGCCTGCGTGGAAACAGTCTTCAACGACATCATCGACCGGTCGGGTGGCAGTGCCCCTGTGGCTGCTGTGCCTGCTGCTGCGGCACCGCCTGTGATGTCTCCTGCGCCGAGCCCTGTCGCTCAGGTGCAGGCTGCCTTTCCAGGAGCTGAGATCGTGTTCGCTCCTGGTCAGGATGTGCTCCCGCCGGCTCCGCCAGCGCCCGCTCCTACGGCGGCGAAGCCGGCGGGTCGCCCTCGCAAGAAGATGGAGCTCGACGCCAGCGGGTTCGTCACCGACGGCAAGCAGGCTGCGTGGAACGTCGCCTTCCTGTGTGCCGGCCAGAAGACCGACGACGGCAAGATCATCGTCTTTGATAACGCCGCCAAGAAGGCTCTCGGTAAGGCCAACGGTGGTTACGCACCCAACGCAGCAGACTTCAACATCTCAGAGGCGGGCGCTGCCATGTACGACCTCGGCAACAAGCGGATCGGCCTGTGGTTGTCGGACGCGCCGACCCACATCCAGGCCGGCGATGGTTCCATCCACGCCTTCAACGCGGAGGACATGCACGCACGCTGCGGTGCGTAATGCCCGAACTGCCCTCCCCCCTCACACCAGAGGAAATAGTCGCACGACTCGAGGGGGCGTCCTCATCCGACCACGGTGAGGGCGTCCCCGACTACAAGTACATCGAACCGACCTCCACGGCGTTTGACTCGTTCGTCGACTACGTCCGCAACGACGAGGGGCGGTTCCTGCTTGGCTTCCCCGAGGTTGACCTCGCCATGCGGGGTCTGGCCCGCGGCGAAATGCTCCTCGTTGTGGGCCACTCACACAACGGCAAATCCCAGGTGCTGTACAACGCAATAGTCACCGCGCTGCTCAACACTGACGCCCACATCCTGTTGTTCTCTCCCGATGAGCCACGCGAACTGGTCGCCCAGAAGCTGCACTGCATTGCGTATGGCCGCAACGGCGAAGAGCTTGAGCAGCAGATCAAAGACGGCAACGAGGCCGTGTTGGAAGAGGTCCGCTCGGCAGCCCGCAACCTGTTCGACCGCATCCTCATCAACGACGGGGCGTTGACGTTCACGCAGATGTCGGACACCTTGAAGGAGGCGCAGGACTACTGGGGTCGGCACCCCAACTTCGCCATGGTCGACTACCTCGAGCTGCAACCAGGAGAGTCGGACCACACGGGGGTGGTTGCCAAGGCGCAGGGGTTGAAGCGGTGGAGCAAGGAGGCTTCGATCCCGTTGGCGGTCGTGCATCAGGCCGGCCGAGGGTCAGGCGACCGGCACAAGCCGGCGTTGATAACGGCCGGCAAGTACGGCGGGGAGCAGGAGGCCCTGGCTGTCCTCGGCGTGTACCGCAAACGTGACGACCCGTCGCTGTCCTATCTGGAAAAGTGTTACCACTCTGTGTCGATCAATGTTCGGGTTACGAAGAACAAACGGCCGCCGAATAAACTCGGCGACTTTGAGTATTTTTTGTGTCCGCATACTGGTCAGATTCGCACCTATCGTGACGACGACATTCCTCCTGATGACAGGTACATGCGGTGAACGACCCCGTGGTGGCGGATAAGTTCTGCCACCTGTTCCGAGGCAACGCCGTCGCCAAGGAAACATCCGACGGGGACTTCCGACCGTGGCGTGGCGAGGACGGCACACCCGTGCCAGCCAACGGCATCATCTTCCAAGAAGCGATCCACAACCACCTGTGGGGCCCATACCGCCTGGGGGTATACCCGCTGATGGAGGTTGAAGGTTCCCCGAGTTGCAATGTCGGCTGGCTGGCCGTCGACTGGGACGAGGGAGACATCTCCCTCGTTCACGCCGTCAACGTGCGGGAACTACTCGCCCAGCTCGACATCACCTCATGGGTAGAGAGCAGTAGATCGAAGGGGTACCACCTGTGGGTATTCCTGGAAGAGGACATCCCCGCTCAGATGGGCCGCAACGCCATGTTCGCGGCCTGCCAACTCGTCGACAGTCCTACTAAAGAGGTCTACCCTAAACAGGTCACGATGCCCGCTAAGGGCTTCGGGAACGGAATACGCCTCCCATATGCACTATCACGCCCAGAGGGCCGTCAGGAGGCTGTACGGGGCTCTCAGAGCAACCTGTGCATGGAGGACTTCACCAACGAAGCGTTCGATTCGATGGTGACACGCCAACAGATCGTCAAAATAGCGTCCCTTTACCAGCCGGCACCATCCACACGACCCATCCACACCCCCAAGTTCACACAACGAAGGGTCGACGCGGACTTCAAGTTCGTAGCCCGAGACATATGGGACCAGGGCCCCACCCACAACGACCGCAGCCTCGCCCTGTTCTCGTTCGCCTGCTCCCTGTTCCGCCAGCTCTACTCGCCCGACGCAGTCCTCGAATGGACCCGCCAGTGCGACCTGAAATGGGGGCAGAAGTTTGCTGCCCGCGGCCCGCAGGGCGAGCAGCAGTTACGCAAACTGGTCGATGACGCTGGTGCAAAGATGGGACGTTGATCTACCGGTTCAAGATCCCAGGCCGACCCAAGTCGAAGAGCCGGCCACGGTTCGCACGCGGCCGCGCATACACCGACAAGAAAACCCTCGACGCCGAGAAACGCGTAGCCGAACTATACGACGGGCCCTACTACGAAGAACCAGTCTCCATGG